AATCGACGCTCAAAGTTTTCGCAGCAGCCGCACCGTTTTGAATTCCAAAAGAAAGAGTCATCTCTTCATCGTCCGGCGCGTTGGTGCTAACCACGGTCCCAGCTAAAACATTATCTTGAAAGACATGGAATTTTTGATCTCTAGGATCGTAAACAAAACCTAAAGTCATAAATGTGTCGTCAGCTAATGAGTTTGGAAGATCCAAGGTAGATTGAGTGCTGTCTTTCTCTACGACAAAAGTAATCGTAGCGGCTCCGTCAGACTTCAGAAAAAACATGCCGTCAGTTACATCTAGCGGAGTAGTATCCGTAAGTTGCAAGCCAGCAACGATGTCAGACTGTGTCGCATCGTTGGTTTTGAATCGGATGTTGAAAGCTAGTTGCTTTCCAGATTCATACTTGAATCCCTCTTTAACTAACTGGAAAAAGTCGTGATCATTATCGCCAGCAGCGTTAGTGACCAAAAGAATGCCGCCGTCGCCATCAGTCAACGCTTCAGTAGCAGATCCTGTTCCATCTTCAGTTGTGGTGATTGTCCAATCTGACGCCAAATAGGTGTCAAAATCATTGAAGTAAGCGTGATATTTGTGGGGTGCCGGAGCTTTCAGCTTACCTAACGTACCGTCTGCTGAAATATTGGTCACGCCCGAGGTGAAATGAGTTGTCATGATACAGTTCTCCTATGGTTGAACCAGCTATCGCACCATGCGATAAGCCATAATGACAATTCAAGTCTATTGCATAAACAATCAAATAAAAAGCCCTTTGGCGACCACAGGCGGGCTAGTCCTGTTGCTTGTCAGGGGTAGGAATGGTTGCCCCTCGGTCTAAGAGAGATCTACTTGCTGTAGACCATCTCATATTGCGCTCCCCTGCCGAGGGATTGCAACTGTTTTGCGTACTTTCTCAACATCACTTTTGCTGCATGCTGTTGAGCTGGCGACCAATCTTCTTGGTGAGCAAGAGAGTGACCAAATCCAGTGTCTACTTTGTTGTACCCAGATCCATCAACCTCGAAGGCGCCGTCACATGCGTCAGACAATCTTACCGCACATTCTCTCAACGCTTCTACGACTTCAGGTGAGAACGGCCTAGGTTGTGATTTTTTCTTGGTGTTTGTAGCAAACACCTTCTCAACCGCCTCAACGTCTAAAGCAATATCTTCGATGCTAATCTCGTCTTGCACAACAACGTCATCAAGAGCTTTGTCCAACACTCTTTGCTTGCCGACTAGAACTGATGCAAGTCTGGCGTCAATCGAACCGTCAACAACTAAATGCTGTACAAGCACTGAGTTTTGCTGACCAATCCTGTGACAACGATCTTCTGCCTGACTCATGTTACCGGGGACCCAATCCATTTCTGCAAAAACCACATGGCTTGCAGAAGTCAAAGTGATTCCAACTCCAGCAGCTCCAATGGTTCCAATAAAAACATCAGCGTTTCCAGCCTGAAAGGCTTCTACTGCATGCTGCCTATGAGCTTGGTTGCAGTCGCCGGTAAGAGTAACCACTGACTTGCCAGCTTCTTCTAGGCCAGCCTTGATGCCTTCGACTACATCTTTGTGGTGAGCCATCACTACAACTTGATGATCGACAGATTCTAAGTGAGCAACCACATCTGCTACTTTTGCCAAAGCAGTTTCATGTCTAATCTCTGACATCTGCTCAAACTTGATATCTTCTGATGAGGTTTCTGACGCAGCCTCTGACAAGCTGTCGAACTCTTTCGCAAGCTGGTCGCCGTAATCCTTGCTAGGCAAAACAATAATTTGTCTAACCTTTTCAGGAAGGTCTTTAAGAACCTCGTCCTTCTTCCTGCGGATCATGAATGACTGACGAAGTATTCTTTGTAGCTCGTCAAGATTTGACGCGCCGTCCCAGTGCCATCCGAATCTGTCTTGATAACCGCCAGCGTAACGAACTCCAAACTTAAAGAAGTTGCCGAAGTTAGCAGGGTCCAAGTAGGCAGCAATTGGTTGTAACTCAATTGGTCTGTTAGTAATAGGGGTGCCGGTCAACACAACTTTCCTGTTGGCTTTTATGTTGACAGCAACCTTGGTTCTTTTTGCTTTGCCATTTTTGATGTAGTGAGCTTCGTCCATTACAACCAGATCCCAAGTTCTAGAGTTGATTGCGTCTTGATGCTTGGTTAAAACGTCGTAGTTGATTACAACAACGTCAGGGTTAGCAGGGATCTGCTCGCCGCCACCATTAACAATCTGGATGTCACGATCAGCAACCAACCATTTAGTCATTTCGTTTTTCCAGTTGATCTTCAATGAAGCAGGGCAAACAACCAAAACAGTTTCTGGGTTAGTAGCGTTCATCACACCGACGGCCTGAATGGTTTTGCCAAGACCCATTTCGTCTCCGATCAAAACAGAGTTTCTTTGCAATGCGTAATTGATACCTGCTTTCTGGTAGGGAAGGTAGTCAAGACCTTCTGGAACCGGTACGTCTATCTCAGATGAAGTTGCTTGAGAGTCTTGGATAGCTTTGACGTTGTCGCGGTATCTGGTTACAACCCATGCGTTGTCGATCTTGCGAACAGAATATCCAGCAGCCTTGACTGCTGCTTTCTTCTCTCTCCATACCTGCCAAAATTCTTGGGTAGGAAAAGCAGTACTGACGAAGCGTCCGTCTGTATGTACTGTTTCTTCTGACCAATTGAGATTTAATTCCATCGTATCCATTCCTTGTTTGTTGAAAGCAACGCCATTATACAACTATCCCGTGTCGTTATGCAAATGTTTGTACAACTGTTTTATACGATATAAAGGTCGAGAGGGCTACGAGATTTTTTTTAAAGCAAAAAAAAGGGGCTTTTCAGCCCCTTGAAAAATAATTTTTTCTTAGTCAAATTAACGACTTACGCGCCTTGTGAGCCGTAAACTCCACGCCAATCAGAATGCCCAAAAGAGTAACGCTCACGGGCCTTGTACCGAATGTTACCAGTGCTGAAGTCTGGCTCCATAGAAGTTTCCATCGCTGTACGCTGGAACATCTTTAAGCCTTCTCCTGCTTCGGTAACCGAAGTCAACAAGAAGAATGCGTCAGGGTCAGTCAGATAGTGATTGACCGTGTAACCACCGGGAAGTACCCCAGTGTTCGCAATCGCGTTGATATCGTTGTCAGCAGTACCAGACCTTCCGGGGCTGTTCAAAATCCTGTCAGCAACGAAAACAAGCTGTGGCGGAACCACAAGTTTTGTTGCGTTAACAGAGATAGTTAGTCCGCGATCGTCCGTAAACGTGCTGATGTCAATCAAAGCATCTTCGAGTGAAACCTCGTTTAGGTCGGACATCGTCGTCGCCCGGTTCGCTGCGGTCCCGCCACCTGCAAGGGGGTGCGCTGTGTTGATCAGAGAAACGCCATCACCACCAGTGAAGCTTGATGAGAATGCATTGTTCAATACATTAGCACCTTTCACTTCTTTGGTGTTCGCCATGGATCTGGCGAGCGCTTTGGTGTATCGCTTACCGAGAGAGTCATAAAGATTATCTTCTTGCGCCTCTTCCGTTAACGCGAATGCCAACGCTACCGTTTCATGAGTGTATCGAGCGCTGAAAGACTCTGAAGCGTTGTCAAATGACACGCCAGCGCCTTCAGTTTTAGTTGGTGCGCCACCAAATCCAGTTATCAAAACTTCTTCCTCGAAAGCTCGATCTGAAGTTTCTTGACTGAAAATAGCTGCGTACTCAGCGTCATACTGGTCGTAGGAAAGACCAAACAACGCATTTAATCCGGGTTCTAGCTCTTTAGCTAGTGCCGATCTTGAAATCGCCATTGGTTATCTCCTTACGCGAGGCCAGCAGAACCTTGACCCATGATGTGGTTTTGAATAACCACATAAACATTGGTGTTGGTCGCGCTAACGTCATTGTTGTTGGGATCTTCCGAAATATCAATTGCCTTGAGCGGAAGAGTGTTTGTAGTAGCACCAGTTGATACGGCAATTTCCATATTGGATCTGCCTGAGCTGGTGTCACCTGTAGTTGATTGGTCTACTACATCGAAGTTGCCGAAGAGGTCGGCCACTGGAAATGCAGCGTTACCCTGTATCTCAAAAACCACGCTGGGATCATCGATAATAAAAGCGATGATGTCAGAAGCAACGATGCTTGCTGGGTAATAGTTTTTGTATACCTGTTCGCCTGTGGTGGGGTCCGTATATTGCACACCATTAAAAACACCAACTATTGGCACAGTTGAGCTTGCGCCAACTCTTTCAATAGTTCCTCCGGTTACCTGCTTTACAGTGTCGCCTTGGAAGATTTTGGTGCCATAGTTACTGGCTATGCGATAACGAGATTGGCCACCGCTATAAGGGGCGCCTCCCATCATTTTAACAGGCTTTAGTCCAAATGCAGCGTCTTTATTCGCCATTTGTTAAACTCCTATCGTTTTCCAAAAGTTACTTTAGTGGATCTTTCTGGATCATACTTGACATAACGATTGTCTCCGCGAGTCTCATTAAACATAGTATTGTCAAGCGCATCATTCGCATCTTGAGTTTTACCTTGGTAATAAGCAGTTCGCTCTTCAACCATGCTCTCAGGTATTTCAGCCAAAAGTAATCCTTGATTAAAAACCACACCTGTATGACGACCTTCATCGACGCAGTCCATATAGTCTCGCCACTCTTCAGGAAGATCTTCTGCTCTGACGAGCCTAAATCCTTCCCTCAAACGTCTAGACACATTACTCCTGTCTTCTGAACCAAGCATAGATTCTCTAATCCATCGATACCGGAATCCCGGTCTGTCTGGCGGAGCCTCTAATTGCCTTCTGGGCGTCCAGTGTGTTTGTCGAGTAGATTTATCGTGATTCTCGGAGTCACGGGAACTTCTGGTTGTCATTTTGTTTTCCTCTTTAGTTGTCATTTTAAGAAGCCTGTCTCGCTGCGATCTTTTGCTTTTCACGAGCTACAAGTTGTAACCACTGTTCATCGCTCATATCGTGCGGTTTCATGCGTCTTGCGTTTTCCAACTCGGAGGAGGTAAACCTGACACCATTCTTCTTAGCTTGTGTTTTTTGTCGACCCCCAGCAGGGGCAGAAGCAACTCTTTGCACAGGTGGGTTGCTGTTCTCTTGCTCGACCTCCTCATCTGCTTTCTGCAAATGAGGATGATACTTGTAAACTCTGTTACTTAGTTCTTCAAAATACTCTTCTGTATCCGCCTCGTAGCCTTCATTAACCAGCTTGTAATGGTTAAAGAAAGCCCACTCAGATGCTTCCTTGTCATATTCAGGATGATCTGAGTTTTCATCTCCGTACCAAGCATTCTTGGCATGCCAATCTTTTGCGCGTTGAGAAGGCTGCACTGGTTGCACAGACTGTTGCTGTGGCGCTGCCTGATAGTTTTCTTCAGGCAGAACTTGTTGAGCTTCTTGACCTTCTCTGCTTCGAGCGACTCGTAGCTTTTCTTTTTTAATTTCCAGCTTGCCTTGAAGCTTGGTCGCTTCTTTCATCATTTCGGCATCGCCGGAATCAACTGCTCGCTTATAAAGATCATCAGCCCTTTGCTCTTCGGACTTCATGTTCTCTTCTTCTTGAACCAGCATAGCCGATCGATTGATCTGCTGTTGGCGCTTCATGTTTTCATTTTCGGCCTGAACTTGCGACAACTGATTTGCGAGGATTGCGTTTTGTTGCTCAACGTCTCTGGTTTTCTGGTTGAGCTTGTTAATCCGCTTACTTACGCCTTTGGTATATCGATCCAGCTCGTCTTCGCTTGACTCGGGCGATGCGACTTGATCATCATCCTCAATCGATACTTCTAGTTGCTCCTGCTCTTGTGCGTTGTTTTCAATCATTTATAGACTCACAATATCTTCGGGATCCAATATGGTGGCGATTACTTCATCATCATTAATAATTCTGCACTCGCCTCCATCGCCCAGTTTAAACCGAGCGCCGGAATATCTGCCAATCATCACCCACTGCTTTTCTTCGCACCAGCGCTTGCCTCCGAATCTTTTTTCGTCTGCATAACAATCTGGCCCCATTTTAACAACAAGGGCAACCACAGTGGCTAAGCCTTCACGATTCAGCGTGTCTTCAGTAAGCAAGATCCCGCCTTTCGTAGTTGGCTTTGGCCGGAAAGGTAAGACCAACATGCGCCAACCCGTTGGCTGGGGCATTCTTTCAATTAACGATTGATCCAATAAAGACGGGTCTACGACACGCTCTTCGGGATCCACATATGCACTGCTAATATCTATCGGCTCTACTTTTTCTTCGCTCATGACTGCCTTTTGATGTATTCCTTTATTTCACCTTCGATATAATATAAAGAATTAAGTTCGCCTTGCAAATATTTATACATTTCCATATTTTCCAAAGAGCCGGACATTAAAGTCTCTTGAATGCGCTCTTTCCGCTCTTCTATCGATCTTTTCACATGATCGACAAAGTCTATGCTGTCCAAGGCTAGTCTTTTGGCATTACAAAGTTTAGGCCGCGAGTAGCAGCGCCCCCACCACGCGCCTTCATAACAATGCCGCCTTTCGCCATCCCTTTAACGCCTCGACCTTTCAGAATGTCGGCTTTGGTTATTTTTCCGTCCTTATTAAGATCTGGAAATTTATTTCCTTTTTTGGATTTGCCCATTTTAGTCCTCGGTGCGTTTTCAGTAAGTTTGCTAAACTGCGATCTTCCTAAAGCCATTAATTAGACTTCTTTTTCGCTGGCTTCTTTTTCTTTGGAGCCACTTTTGCTTTAGGTTTTTCTTCAACCACTTCTGCTGTTTCAGGTTCGGGTTCAGGTTCAGGCTTTGGCTCAGGCTCTGGAAGAGGGTTGCCAGCAACCTTTGCTAGTTTCCTAGCGATCCTTTCGTTGCTTTCTGCCTCTTCTTTTGCAGCTTTTGCATTTGCTTCAGAAAGAGCTAACGCTTCAGCTTCTCGCGCTAAAGCTTTTTGTGCTTTCAGTTCCTTTTGCGCCTCTCGAATATAACTAGTCGTCATTTATTGTCCTCGGTTTTGACCAATCTCTAATAGTTTCAAATCTTCTTGCTGCTGTAAACGGTCAAACGCCAAGCCGAGCTTGTCATCAGCTATATTCTGCTGCGTTGCAATTCTTTGATTATCTATCGAAACGTCTTGCGCTTTTTCAGCAGCCCTTGCCGCTTGTTTTTG